TTCTTGAAACTGAAGAACTCACCCCGGAACTAGAAGCAGAACTGCTTATCAATCAGGAACAGCTACAGATTAAAGGCATCAACTATGCTAAGGTGATTGCAAACTACCAAGGGGAAGCAGACCAGATAGATGCTGAAATCAAGCGACTTAAGGCCATGAAAGAAAGCCGGGATAAGAAGGTCACATGGTTAACCGAAAGCCTCAAGAAAGCCATGCTAATAAGCGGAATTGAGAAGATAGAATCACCATTATTCAAGATCTCACTAAGAAGATCGGAAGCGGTGGAAGTAGAAGTTCCTGAGGCTTTGCCCGTAGATTGGCAGGTCAAGAAAGTAATGATCACGGCAGACAAAGTAGGGATCAAGAAAGCAATCAAAGAAGGCTATGCGATTACAGGCGCAAGGCTAGTAGAAAACTTTAATCTCCAGATAAAATGAAGCCATACCTATACCTAGGAAAATTTATTCAGAGACCCGGTGATCTAGCCCCCAAGGGGGTTAGGTCTACCTACCAAACTGAAAAGCTACCTTTTAACGAAACCTTTGAAAGAATATGGCAACTTGCAAGCATGAAAGCTTAGTCCCTTTGGTACGGGAACTATACACCCAAGGGAATACCAAGCACCAGATAGCGGACATTATGGGGATCAGGATAACTACGGTTAACTACATCCTTTACAACATCCTTGAAGTATCAAGCTATAACCCTAGGGCGAACCTAGTAAATGAGATGCCAAGGGAATTAGTCGACCGGGTAGTGACACTAGCCTGTTGGGGATACACCAAAAAAGAAATAGCTGAAGATCTGGAAGTCAAAGAAAAGCTAGTAGGAGATTTGATCAAGGAGGCTACAGATAAAAAATTGATTCAAAAATATTTGTGATAAAATAGTTTGTTATTCTAATTTATTTATTAGTTTTGTTCATCATTAACCATAACCAAAATCAAAATGAAAAAAGCACTCCAGATTACAGGCAAAATTCTTTACACGATCCTTGCCTTATTGCCCATCTTCGCCCTTGGCTACATGCTAGGTCTTAAATTAATCTAAAAACCAAAAACCAAAATGGAAAATTTAACCATCAAAACCCTAAGAACAGTAGATGTAGAATCTGAATTCACACTTTCTACCTACTTCACTATTAGTCAGTACACCCATTACAAGCTAATAGATAAGAATACTACCCTAGCTGTAACCTATTACCCTAGCAGTAAAGAAAGTATTTTGGCTCTGGAGTTATTCCCTAGCATCCGCTTGGAGAATCTACGCTATGTGCAGTATGTGGTCAAGCCTGAGAACTATCAGGAGATCACAGAAGAAGAATTTAATCAGCATTTAAACGAAGCTAAAAAATTTATTTTATCGCTATGAAATCGACCGACTCACAAACAGCTTTGATCAAAGGATGGTTGCTAAATGGTAGATCCATAACTCAGCTAGATGCCTTGAATATGTTTGGCTGCTTCAGGCTTGCTGCTAGGATCGCTAATATCCGGGAGGAAGGCTTCGACATAGTTACGGACATGATCACCGTAAACGATAAGAGGGTAGCAAATTATCGCCTATCCAAATGAGAAGGCGAAGCCTAACCGAATCTGAAAAGGAATTAATCTTTGAAAGATGGCAGGATCGTATACCTACAAAGGTGATTGCCTTGGAACTAGGGGTAACCTACTCTTGCATTTTTTTTCATCTAAAACGCAGGTCTCTGGTAGGATAAATGAAAAAAGTTTTATATTTGTGTATCGAATTATTCCTGTGTGGAAGCGAGAATAATTCCAAAGGTTAACTTTAACCTAAGCCCGGCAGCCTTCCACCTGTTGGGCTTTTTTATTTTAAAAAATGCAGGGTAAAAAATCATTTGTTTTGTACACGGATCAAAGGGAAGTTTTTGATGAACTTTCAGATGAAGATGCCGGTAAGTTAATTAAGCACATTTTTTCTTATGTGAACGATGAAGATCCTATCACAGAAGATAAGCTTATCAAGATTGCTTTCCTTCCTATTAAGACTCAGCTTAAAAGAGATCTTAGAATCTGGGATGAAAAGAAAGAACAAAGGGCAGAAGCAGGAAAGAAGGGTGGTCTAGCAAAAGCTAGCAATGCTAGAAATGATCTAGCAAAACCTAGCGATGCTACAAATGATGTAGCAAACCTAGCTGTAAATGTAAATGGTAATGTAAATGTAAATGGTAATGTAAATGATATTTCTTCTATTACTATTTTTACTACTAGGAGGCTTGGAGGAAAAAATCTATTTGAAGATATGTCTCACATCTACGATCTAAGTGATGATCAAGTTCAGAAGCTATATCAGGAATGGGATCTAACTCATGAAGGTCAAACCTTTGAAAGTGAAAAGCATTTAAAAAATAGTTTTATCTTGTTTGTCAAAAATAACGCCAGCAGATTTAAGCAGCCAAGAAGCAATACCTACAGGCCAAAAGAAGAAAAACCTAAAAGCAAAAACATATTTGCTGATATGTATCAGGAACTACTAAGAGAGGAAGAACTAAAAAAATCAAACCAATGAAAGCAATAATTTTAAAGCACCTGCAAAAAATGGAATTTGTTTGCGGGCTAAAGCAATTTAAAGAATACAGCCAAGAAGATGGGGTTGAACTTTTGAACTGCCTAAACAAGCTATTTACTAGCTACGGTTGGATGAATGAAAGCCGGGTCGATTACATCCTTCATGCCGGGATGCGGGGACAGTACGGGGATTTCTACCATGTAAACGAAAAGAATGTAAGCGGATGGATAAACCAATACTACGCACACCACCAGAGCCAAATAGTTCAAGAAGTACAAGCAATGAATAATAAAGATCGAGAGCCTACAGAAGAAGAAATAGCGCAATGGATAGAAATAGGAAAGCAGATCTTCAGGGATAATTACCAAAGCGCAAAGGAAAGCGGGTTCTGTAAGGATCTAGCCGAATGGGGTGGTAATTGGTTTAATAAGTTCCAAGAGAAAGGAATCCTGAAGCCTTGGGAGTACCCGGTTGAAGATATTGAAAAGGATGTCCGCAGGGAGTTAAGGATCAGCACTAGGTACATAGATGAAGTCACCGTAGGGGCAAAGTCAAAGAATAAGATCTGGAAGCTATTTATTCTGGAATCAATTAAGGAAAATAGAAACCTAGATAAATTGATATGAGACATGGCTCACTATTTAGTGGAATAGGAGGCTTTGACTTAGCCTCAGAATGGATGGGGTGGGAGAATGTTTTTCATTGCGAGTGGAATGAATTTGGACAAAAAATTTTAAAATATTACTGGCCTAAAGCAATTAGCTATAATGATATCACCGAGACAGATTTCACTATTCACAGAGGATCAATTGATATCCTTACAGGTGGGTTCCCATGCCAACCCTATTCAACAGCAGGCAAGAGACTTGGAAAGGAAGATGACAGACATCTCTGGCCTGAGATGCTTAGAGCAATTCGAGAAATTCAGCCGACCTACATCGTGGGCGAGAATGTTCGTGGGCTTGTTAATTGGAATGGAGGGTTGGTATTCGACGAAGTGCAATCTGATTTGGAAGCTGAAGGCTACGAAGTCACACCGTTTTTACTTCCAGCTGCAAGCGTTAATGCTTCCCATGTCAGGCAGAGAATTTGGTTTATTGCATTTAATGCTTCCTACTCCTTGCGCTATGGATATGAAGGCAGGAAGGAGAGGCAATGCTCCAAGAAAAGGACACAATCCAATGAACAACAATTTAAAGGACGCAATAAACTACATAGAACAGACTTCAAAATGCAGCCATCTGTCCCCACAATTTGTCATGGAGATGATGGGCTTTCCTACAGACTGGACGGAATTACCTTTTCAAAATGGAGAAACGAATCAATCAAAGCAGGAGGGAACGCAATAGTTCCACAGGTAGCCTACCAGATATTTAAAGCCATAAGTCAAAATAACAAACTAAATAAACAGCTAAGTATATGAAAAAGTTAATTGAAAATCTAAGACCTAAAAAGCAGGATCTATTTAGCATCCAGACTACGCTGCTCACTTGCTTTGCCTTGATCACCTTTGATTTTGATTGTGGCCTGTGGTTTATTTTTATCGTAGCAGGGGTTACGATAGCAATGGATTTTGTTTATAAGGCCTGCAAATGATTCAATTTAATATAAATCAAAAGCCTCTTTCTGTAAATGAAGCCTACCGGGGTAGAAGATTCCGAACCAAGGCCTACATAGAATTCGAAAGAATGATGCTTTTAAAAATGCCAAAGGGCAAAATAGATCCAGAAGAGATGCTAAGGGTTGAACTGTTCTTTGGTTTCTCCACCAAATCAGCGGACATAGATAACCCAATTAAGGCAACGCTAGATTTGGCACAGAAAAAGTACGGCTTTAACGATAAAATGGTTTTTGAGTTAAATGTGAGGAAGTGCATAGTAAAGAAAGGGGATGAATTTATAAGCATGGGGATATTTAAAATGTTACCTTTTTAGACAAAATTAACGGTTTAAAATAGGATATTAATTTTAATCCTATATTTGAATAAATAACAAACCAAATGAGCGTAGAAGAAGGACTATTAATCAGAAGATCAAGAAAAAAAAGCGGGTATACACAGCTAGAACTATGCAAGAAGCTAGGTTTATCTCATGCTCCTATTAATCAAGTTGAAAATGGATGGGAAAGCATAAGCCTTTTTAACTTGCGGATGATCTGTGAGGCTGTAGGTCTGGAAGTAATCATTAAAGAAAAGAATGGCTAGAGGGCTTCCCAAATCACCACTAGATTATTCGCTTGAGATTCGATATAGGCTTTCAAGCGGTGAATGGTCTATCTGGATGAATAAGGGAAAGGGAAGCTTTCAAAGTATTGAGATAGTGCAGAGGCAGATAAGACACCTAGCAGCCTCATATTACGGCCGTGAGAAGGAGATCAGGTTTGAATGGAATGGATGGCTTTGCGATTTTGCAGGGCTTCCTACAGGCGAAGTAATAAGCCTAAAATGAAAGCGATCGGATGGCTATATGATCAGGAGTTCAAATATGTATTTCAGAATATAGGTAAGGATCTATGGGAAGATCTACGGCAGGAAGTGGCTGTTATAGTCTTAGAATACGATGCAAATAAATTGCAGGAACTTGAGGCAAAAGGAAAGCAGGTATTTAAGTTCTGGATAGTGCGGATATGCTGCAATCAAACCAATTCAAAGTACGGGAAGTTTGGCAGGCTATACGGAAGCCTAGTACCGGTTGAGGATATCATTAAGTTTGTCAAGGAAGAACAGACAATTGATAATAGCCAAGAAGTAGCGGATGAAATAGCAAAGATAGTGCAGGGTTTGTATTGGTACGATCAAGAAATACTTAAGATGTATGTGGAACTTGGATCAGTCCGGAAGGTAAGTAAGCAGACAGGCATTCCACATACTTCAATTTTTATCACAATTAAAAAAATACGCTCATGTATCAAATCGCAGTTGGTGTACTAGGGTCGATAGGGATTACCTTGCTTTACTATTATATTATTAACATTCCTAAAATATTTAAGAAAGTGACAGGAATTACTTTAGGCAAGCCTTTTGGATGTACCTTTTGTATGTCCTTTTGGATCAGCTTCTTTTTTCTAGTTTTAAAAACGGATTTGCTTTCTGCGATATTTATAAGTAGTGCAGTCCCATTTATTTACCTTTGGATTGAGCAATACCTAACTAACAAATTTGAACTATGACACCTGAAGATTTAGAACTATTCAAGAAGCACATGCCCCTGTACGAATGCTACAAGAAGCACGCATTTATCCGCAATTATGAAAAGGAAGTTTATGCGGATTTGATTTATCTTTATACTACCTATGTAAATAAGACTCATAATTTTAGCCATTGGTGTAGTAGTTGCCGAGTGGAATTGGTTGTCTACCTATACGGGTGGTACACAAACGAAGAAAATACAACTTGGTATCGGCAGCAGGAAGAGGTACAGCTAGAGGTAGAGACAGCTACGGAAACTGCACCAGCGAAAAGAGGAAGAAAACCTAAAAACACATAACATGGAAACCAAACCAAAAGTAAGACTAGGCAACGGAAAGAAAAGAAGTGCATCATGGTTAACCGCTGCGATCTGCCTATCGGATTGCCAAGCTCATTCATACACATATAACGGAAAGAAGTATGTGAACCTTAATATCAATATCTACGATCAGCCAAATGACTACGGTAAGGATGTGGCTATTACCTTAAACGATTACAAAAAGGAAGAAAATTTAAATCCACAGGTTAACAAAATTCGTGCTTCTTACGAAAACATAGATTCAACAGGAAACTTAATTGAAGAAGAAAATTATAATTTACCCTTTTAATGAAAAAGCACACCAAGATTTACATGGAATATTTCGGCTACACGATAGCTGATTTTATTCCTTGTGAGTCTTGCGGATCTCAGGCAGTAGACATTCACCATATCAAAGCAAGGGGAATGGGTGGAAGTAAAACAGCAGATCACATAGAAAATCTTATGGCCTTGTGCAGGATCTGTCACGATACTATGGGAGACAAGAAAAGCTACCGGGAATACCTAAAGGAAAATCACAAAGAAAAAATGAATCAACCTAAATAAAAAAACCATGTCAAACTTTCAATTGAATTTTAACAGCGAGAAAAAAGTGATTAGCATAACCCTAGACAATGAAGATGGAATCTTTGATCTAGCCCACCTATTCAAAAAGCTTTTAGATGATGCAGGTATCCCTAACAAGCTAGAGGAAAAGGATATCACACCTGTGGAGGCTTTACAAGTAGCAAACGAAAAGCTAGACTAATGGAGATCAGAAGCGTTAAACTTTCGGAGATCAAAAGTAATCCGAATAATCCCCGGATAATTAAGGATGATAAGTTCAGGAAGCTAGTCAAGTCTATTCAGGAGTTTCCAAAGATGCTTGAAATCAGGCCTATCGTGGTGAATGCCGATATGATTGTTCTAGGAGGAAACATGAGATTGAAGGCTTGTAAGGAAGCAGGGCTAAAAGAAGTACCAATCATATTTGCGGATGATTTAACAGAATATGAACAGAAGCAGTTTATTATTAAGGACAATGTAGGTTTCGGTGAATGGGATTGGGATATGCTTGCGAACGAATGGGAGCCTGAATTGCTTGAGGATTGGGGTCTTGAAGTTTGGAAATCAGATCCGGTTGTGGATTATTCTATTTTGGATGATGAGAATGTAGAAGAAGAACTAGGAGATATGGCCGGGGGAGTTAGGAAAGCCTTACAAATAGAATTTGAACCAGAGCATTATGAAGAAGCGTTTGAACTAGTAAAGTTTTGGAGGGAAAGAGGGGCTTATGTAGGAGGAATGATTATGGAATTTTTAAAAGAAGAAAAACTAAAATAATGATAATTCCAAATGATGACGGGAAGTCTTACAGGTTAAAAAAATTTGTACAATATCAAAACGAAGTTCCCCCAGTTCACAGGGCTATTTTAATTGATTACGCGAAAGAAAAAAAACTAAATCAAAATGATTTAATAAGGATAGCTTGGTTAATGTCAAACACATATCATGAATTGACGGCTTTGTTAATGTTTGAGGAAGTTCCTTTTTCAAATCAATACTATAAAGATTTTAAAATTTGGTATTTAAAAAACGAAAATAAAATTCAGTTTGGTTCTGCAAAAAAATACAACGCTATGAATCAAAGATTTTTAACTACAATTGAATTTTATGAAAAAAATTACGGAAAAGATTCTTTTAAAATTTTAAAATCACTAACAAAAGATTTAGACCCTAAAAAAAATTATGAATCTTTAATTCATTTTAATCAAACTTGCAAAAATCACGGAAGATTTTCCTCAGATCTTTTTAACGAAATAGTAATCATGTATCAACAGGAGAATATGTTGGACACAAATATAAAATCAAGTGAAATTTTTGATTGGGAAAATTGCGCAAATTTAACTTCTTCTGTTTTAAATTTATTGTACAGGGATGATTTAGCTGACAAGTTTGATGCAAAAAAAATGTCTAAATCTGATTTAAAAATTTTAGAGCCTTCTCTTAATTTAAAGGTAAAAGAAATAAAAAAAGAGATTGAATCGACTTATCAAAAAAAAATAGACACAGCAATGTTTATAACTAAATTGTGTTCTTTTAGAAATCTTTTTAAGAACAATAGATATGGCGGATTTCATCACGATAGACAGCTAGAATATCTTTTAAAATACAACAAAGATTTTCCTGATAAAAAAAATTTGTGGAAAGATATTTTAAGATTTAGAAAGAAAAACTACAAGCCTCATTTTTTAGGAGAAATTAACGGGTGGACAGGAGTTAGGAAAAAAAGAAAAAAAATATGGACAACGAAGGGGTTGACCGGAGTAGAAATAGAATCTTTAAAATTTTATTAAAATGACAATTCTTTTGGTTGGAGCGTGCGGAAGCGGAAAAACTTGGGTTATGAATCAGTTAATAACCGAATACAACTTAAATTTAAAAGCAAAAACAAAATTAATTCATTTTCGAACTAACAAAAAAATATGTGTTTTAGGGTCTTATGACGGAAGCACTTTTGAAGGAAGCGACAAGCTGTCTATGGCCGTTAGCTTAGATTTTGATAATTTTAAAAAAATTTGCGACAAAGAAAAATTTATTGTTGTAGGCGAAGGAGATAGATTTACAAACAAAAAATTTATAAACATATTTTCACCTTTTGTAATTAAAATTCAAGACAAAGGAGAAAAAGGAAGATGCCTTAGAGGGTCTAAACAAACCGAAAGGCATATAAACTCTATACAAACTAGAGTTAACAATATTAAAGAAAATAAATTAGTAATGGACAGCAATGAGGCTTTAAGTTTAATAAAACAGATAATATATGAAAAGAGTAGATTTAGTTAAAAGAGACCACGATAGAAAGATTGGTGAAGTTTGCGAGTACATTGAACCAAATGTTACTGAAGACTGCATTTTCTATTCTGAAGGAGAGCCAATAGGATTCTATCTTTCTAAGATGCCCGAAAAAATGTGTAAGTTGGCGGATCTGGCAAACAATGAACTTCGAAGTAATAATGTTCCAAAATCTAAAATGAACAGGAGCGATGCGGTAAAGAAATTTATGGAAGGAGGAATGGAGGAAATGAAAAAAGGAGTTTCTCAATATTCTACTATTATAGGGTCTACTCCTCCAAGACCACACATGAGAAGGCCTTACCCTTCTATTTCTTCGGTTCATGGAGTGAAGACAGCACAAACTTTTATAAAAGCTATGCTGTTGTTGGCAAAGGAAAGCGAACAACTTATCAAAGATATCCTTCCAGAACAATACGAAAGGCAATTAAAGGTTTTTGCGGATGTACCTGAAAAATGGAGATTTGCAAATTTGTTTACAAGTTCTATTTCAAATTACAATATCCCTGCGCCTTTTCACAGAGACACCGGAAATATAGTAGGGGCTGTAAATGTGATCATTTGCAAAAAGCATAATTCAAAAGGTGGGGATTTACACATACCGGATTATAATGCTACTATTGGACAAAAGGATAATTCAATTTTAGTTTACCCTGCTTGGAGAAATGTTCACGGGGTGACTCCAATCATTCCAACACATGAAGGAGGCTACAGAAACAGCTTAGTTTTTTATCCGTTGAAAGCGTTTAAAGGACTTGAATAATTATCAAAACTCAACACTATGAAAAAGCCTGAGAGATCTGTAATAGAGAAAGCCATCGTAAAGGCATTTGGCAACCTTTCTACGGCTGCAAGATCATTGCAGGTAGATAGGGTTACCCTGTACAAATGGATCGAGCAGGAGGGCTTAGAACCGGCTGTAATCGAAGGCAGGAATACTAGGCTAGATTTTGTAGAAAGCAAGCTAGATCAAAAGATAGATGGCGGTGATACTACTGCCATCATTTTCTTTCTTAAAACTCAAGGCAAATCCAGAGGCTATGTAGAAAGGCAGGAAGTGACCCGGGCAGATGGCAAGAAACTTTTCGAAGTGACCATTATAGATGGCGCAGATTAAACTTAAAACCAATAAAGTATTTAGGCACCTAGAAGAAAGCACGGCTAAAATAGTAGTGCAGCAAGGAGGCACCAGATCAGGCAAAACTTTTAATATCCTGCTTTGGATCATCTTTGCTTACTGCCAAAGGAATGAGGGTAAGATAATCACAATCTGTAGGAAGTCCTTCCCGGCTTTAAGGGGTACGGTGATGCGTGACTTTTTTCAGATCCTCAAAGATCATGACATCTATTCTGAAGATGATCACAGCAAAAGCAATAACGAATACAGGCTAAACCAAAATACGATTGAGTTTATAAGTTTAGACATGCCTCAAAAAATCAGGGGTAGAAAAAGGGATCTACTTTTTTGTAATGAGGCTAACGAATTAACTCATGAAGATTGGACTCAGCTTTTGTTCCGTACAAATGAAAAGGTGATTCTGGATTACAATCCATCTGAAGAATTCCATTGGATCTATGATCAAGTACTTACCCGTTCGGATGTCGAGTTCTTCCAGACTACCTACAAGGATAACCCATTTTTAGGCGATGTAATAAAAGATGAAATCGAAAGGCTTAAAGGGATAGATGAAAACTATTGGAGGGTTTACGGACTTGGGGAACGGGGACAGGCAAGATCCTTGGTATATACTTTCAGTACCACCAAAGAAATCCCAAAGGAAGCAAAGCTAGTAAGCTATGGCCTTGACTTTGGCTACTCAAGTGACCCTACTAGCTTGGTGAGAACCTACATTCTTGAGGATAATATGTATGTCGATGAATTGCTATATCGAACCGGGATGACTAACCAAGACATCGCAAACGAAATGAAAGTATTGGGACTAGATCGCAGCAATGAAATCTATGCGGATTCAGCAGAGCCCAAAAGTATAGAAGAAATCTACCGAATGGGATGGAATGTGAAGCCTACGATTAAAGGATCTATTAACATAGGGATAGACATCATCCGTAGATACAAGCTGCACGCAACGGAAAGCAGTTTCAATCTGATAAAGGAACTCAGGAACTACAAATACATAGAAGATAAGAACGGGCAGATGACTAACAAGCCTGTAGATAATTTCAATCACGCTTTGGATGCTTTGCGCTATTCGGTGGTGAATAAGATTTCAAAGAGCCATCTAGGTAGGTACTCATTCAGATAGAAACATCAAACCAAAAAAATATATTTCTTTTTATGTGGGATAAATTAACGGTCGGACAATTCATTACGCTTTACGATATCGAGGCAAGCCAAAATCTAAACATCATCGAGAAGCAGCAGAAAATGCTTGCGGTGATCCAGGGTAAAAATGAGCGGGACTATGACGAATACAAGTACCGGGACTTGATCAAAGAGTACGGAGAAAAGCTTTCTTTCTTTGACAACATTCCAGAATCAAAGCCTGTAGACTATTTGCAGGTAGGGGATAATCGCTACAAGTTCTGCTATGAATTGCAGGAAATCACAGCCGGGCAGTATATCGATATCCTGTCATTTAGTGGTGAGATTATGCAGTTGAATAAGATCGCTGCCTGCTTCTTTCTTCCTATGGAAGGTGACAAATACAAGGGCTATGGGGTAGTGCCTCATGAGGTGGTAGCAGATGATTTGTTAGAGGCTAACTTCTTGCAGGTTTACGGCTGCATGCTTTTTTTTTGTCAACTATTCAACGAATTAATCGGCAGTACCATAACCTACTCAATTCAGAACAAGGAGATGGCGGAGAAAGCAGCGCGTTTATGGCACGCTGGGGGTGGGTATTTAGTACAAAACAAGTGGCAGATTTCAACAACATAACGGTTAACGAAGCTTACGATTTAAGGGTAGTTGAATATCTTAACTGCCTAGCATATTTGAAGGATTATAACAAGCACAAGGATTTAGAATATAAAAAATGGTCGTTGCAACAAAGGAACAGGTAGAAGGACTAGTTAACATCGGAGGCAGGAGGCTGAAGGGTAACGAATTTGTTGCTGCCGTAGAAGGGCAACTTGTTAAAAATATCACGGATGCCATGAATAAACTTGGCATTTCGATAGTAGATAACCTAGCAAAATATGCTCCCGTAGATCAGGGAAAGTTAGCAGGTTCTTTTAGGGTTTTAAAAGTAAGCGAAACCAAGACAGGCTACCGTTTAGAAATTAGCGTAGGTGCTGAGTATTCAGATTACCAAGACAAAGGGGTTCGTGGTATCCAGAACAGGCGCAAGACCTACAAAAATTCTGACGGCAGATTCTACCAATTTAAAACATACGGTATGCCTATCGAAGCCCTGCAAAGTTTAGAGGGATGGATGAAGCGCAAGAACATGGAGATCGAAGCTACTAACCTAATTGAGGGAAGGCAGATGCT